CTAATCTTCGTGTGTCGAAATTCGTTTGGAAGATGGCGAGAAGAGGTCATCGATACTTCGGGCCGCTGCCTCCTGAAGGCCAGGAACAACGTGACTGTAGGTGTTCAGGGTCAGTGTGATATCTGAGTGCCCCAGGCGCTCCTGAACGACTTTCGGGTGTACGCCGCGTTGCAACAAAATGGTCGCATGTGTGTGGCGAAGGTCATGCAAGCGAATGCGAGGCAGACCAGTGCGCTCAATGATGCGATGAAACGACGTCCGAAGGTTGTGTTGGAGGATGGGTTTGCCGAACGCTGTGCAAATCACAAGGTCGTTATCCTCCCATGCAGAACCCACCATGAGACGACGAGCGGCCTGTTCGGTTTTGTGTTTTCTGAGCAAATCAACGACGGCAGGAGGAAGAGCGATAGAACGCCGACCGGATTCCGTTTTCGGCTCTTCGATTCGATAGCCTTTTCCGGTGTATGAATAGGACCTGACGACACGCACCAAGCCCGCCTGCAAGTCGACGTCCTCCCATCGAAGAGCTAACACCTCACCTACGCGCATACCGGTTGAGGACAATAAGACGAACGCCACATAGTATCGGCTTTTCCGCGCCGCTTGCAGAAAAGCGTCGAGTTGTTCGTCGGTCCAAACTCGCATTTCCTGGCGTGCGGGCCGGGGAGGCTCAACGGCATCTGTTACATTGCGCGTGATGAGGCCCCACTTTACTGCGCGGTCGAGCGCCTGATGCAGTATGCGATGAGCATGCAGAACAGACCGCTTTGAGATGTGTTCGTCTCCGGTCTGCAGGTCCGTATATAGTTTCTGGATATGCGATGGGCGCAACTTGGCAAGTTCGAGTTGGCCAATCCTCGGGATGATATGATGCTCGACAAGCCAAACGTATGACCTAAGCGTTCCGGGACGCACTTTGGTGCGCTTGTCATCGAGCCATTCGCGGAGATACGCACCGACAGTCTTTTTCGACGGCTCGACGTATGTGCCATCATGCACCTGTTCAACGAGCGTGGCCAGAAACCGCTCCGCATCACGCTTCGTCTTGAAGCCGCCGTGCCACTTGTAGCGCTTCTTCCCCTGTTCGTCGTAACCCAGATAGACCACGACCGACCACGAGTTGCCGCGCTTGCGAATGTGCCCTCGCACCTCAAACACCTCCTTGCAGACGACGAGCATCCCTGTAAAGCTCCATACGGCGCTCCATCCAATCTACAGGCACGCGAAACTCATGAGCCAGAAACTCAATGGGCCTGTGCTCAAGTTTCGCAAGCATGTAATCCGGCGCGAGGATATGCGAAGACAAGTCGAGGACCTGAGACTCTTGCAATTCTCGCCACAGTTCCGACATGGAGGTGCATAGCCAGCAATACGTGAGCCCGCGGGCAAGGTCCATGCGTTGTTCGACCTCGTCTGTGTCTGTGCGGACAAACACCAGCCAAAGGCCCTCGGCGACACAAACGCACCCAGACACATATGGGTTACGGCTCACGTGCGCGCCAAGCACCTTTGCCATGGCGCCCAGGTCGATATCACGCGGGGAGCGCCAGCCCATATGCTCGGCAAGGAAGGATTCGAGGCGTTTGTCGATGTCCATTGCACTCACCTCTAGAACATATGTTCTGTTTGAAGGTAAAAAGAAAAATCAATCGAGGAGACCCGTTTTTCTGCTTGCCCTCACATCCGCAATGCGTGACGTGATAGACAGAACGTCTGCGTGCGCATCGTCAACGCAACGCAACTCTCCGTCCTGCACCTCAAAGACCATCCAGAACCTCGAAGTTTTCGTGAGCATCCCGACCTGTTGAATTGGGATGGCAAACTGAAAGCGAATTTGACGCAAGTCGTGACCCGGCGGATAGCCGATTCTCTCTTCGCGGACCGCGCGTGTTCCGGGCTTGGCTTCCCGTGACGATAACGGCTGAAGTTCTGCGCAGAACGGTAGTGAATACGGAATTTCGGTTTGAGGCGACACCTCCAGCAAGTTTTCGTCATACAGGAGAGCCGTAATGGGACGGTCATAGAAGCTCGGCATCTCCAGTGGCCAATCATACTTGTTGTGAAGCATGTATTGGACGCGAAGCATGTCCCATACGTGTTCGCCTGGCTTGACTTCGCGCGGATAGACTGGTTCCGAGCAGACGAGCCGCTTGTTGAAGTTTCGGCGACGACAGAATTCTCGGCACGTCATCTCTGTGCGCATGCAAGACAGAATCGTGAAGTCGAATAGGTCATTGGACACCGTGAGCGGTTGTTGAAGGAAGGACTGAATCCATGGCGACGACCTCATATCTATTCGCTCCGTTCCGTTTGTCCACTCAACCGTTGCGCGGTGAGACGACGAATCTGTTCCCACTCGAATTCGAGCGCCCGACGTAATTCCTCGCGCTGTTCTTCGCTTGAGCGACTGAAATCCCAGAAGAACGCATCGCTGATATTGTCCATTGCCCATTCGACGAACGCCTCTTTTTCGGCGGGAATATCCAATGCTGCATAGCCATTTGGAAGGCTTGTCCGGCCTAACAGATAGTCCGTGGTGACACCGAAGTAGTCAGCTAAACGGGTCACGGTCTCCGTATCCGGCTGGTTATCACCGGTTTCGTACTTCGCGTAGGTCGAGCGATTGAATCCAAGCTCTCTACATAGTTGCTCCTGCGTCACACCTTTTTGCCGCCTCAACACCCGCAACCGCTTTGCGAGGGTCATTTTCATCACCTACCCCTATTGTATGTGATGTGGAGTCACAGGAAACACAATGTTACGGAACGTAACAAAATATATTGACTGTCCATCAGGAGGAAGTATAATGTGACGTGAGAGGACGAAGGAGGCGGTGGGATGAGGAGATGGTGGCTGGCCAAGTGGCGTATAGAACATGGGCTGACCCAAGAGGAGATGGCGGCACGTTGCGGCCTGAAGCGCGTGACATACGCGAAGGTTGAGTACGGCAAGACCATCTCGGTGGAAACCGCGCAGAAGATTTCGCGCGTTGTGGGTGTTCCGTGGCCTCAATTTTTCGAGGACGATTGTCCTCTTGGAGGACAGGAAGGCGCATGAAAGGGGGGATTGACTAATGGAGTCCAACAAGCAACAGGTGTACCTACACATCGGTAACGGAGGCATAACTTTTGCGGTTGAAAACAGCGAATTGGGGCCGTGCATCATCATCGAAGCCACGCATTTTGGTCACGAAACGAATCACATGAAGGTATGGGTGACGAAAGAGGGACTGGACAAGCTGGCCGAACTTTTCGCGTGGGCCCGCAAGCAAACGTACAAGGATGAGTATGTGTGTGCTGCACACTCCGGTTTGTCGACTAAAACCGTCTCAGCCGAAGGTGGTCTTATTCTCGATAGCGACGGAGGAATTCCTTTAGATTAGGTATTCCGACCCATGAGGAACCAGCAGGAAGAGGTGCGACAAACAATTTGTCGCCTTCTCTCAATTGCTCTATCAAGATATCTCGGAGGTCAGAACACGTGTGGTCTGATTCAACCACCCACACGGACTTCTGAATTTCTATGGAGTCAACAGCGACGCGCTGGATCTCTTGTATAAGCGCTTGATACACAGCTGGGGAACCATAATGCAGGTCATATGAAACGACCTTAAGCATATGCGTTATCTCCTTTCCGGGTTGTCGGACAGGCCGACGAGGTAGTCGAGACTGATATCTAACACATCGGAAATCCTTGTGAGATTCAGAAGGCTCACAGGTCGCTTACCGGTCTCGATGGCACTCAAAGAGCCCTTTGAGATACCAATTGCATTCGCAAGCGACTCCACAGTCATTCCTTTGGACTGTCGAGCACTTCGAATTCTCGAACCGATTTTGACGGGGTCAAGATTTCTCATAACGTACCTCTTGACAGTTGGCATCATGCAAACTACAATCAAAGCTGAGGTTTGCCTCATGCAAACAAGGAGGTGATCGGTTGTCAGTGCGAGCAAACCTCATTGCGGCCCGAAAGCAAAGGGGCCTCACACAACAACAAGTCGCAGAACACGTAGGTGTTGCGAAAAGCACATTGTGTCAGTACGAACTTGGCACGCGAACTCCATCCTTGGATGTCGCGCAAAAACTCGCAGACTTCTTCGATGCAGACGTAGGATGGTTGTTTGCTAAGAGCAAATCGGACAAGGATCATTCTACACCCTCGCATCAAAGCGCGTAAAGGAGGCGGATGTGTGTCAGAACGCGACGATTTGACGTTATTCGCTTGGGCGAACAAAGCGGCCCAATGGCGGCAAGGCGATGAATCCGCGCGAATGCCGTTCGTGTTGTACGGTGTACAGTATTTGTGCTCTGCTGATGCGGAAGAGCGATTGGAGCCGTGGCAAGGAGCCAGTCTGTCCTTGGCCGTTCAGCGGATGATTGAAAGCCTAACGCCGCGGCAATTTGCCCAACTCTTCCCGATTACGAAGGTGTACAAGGGCGAAGGGTCAGGGGTCAAAGACTACTTCTACACGGTGCGGATGATTGAGGAACGTGGATGGGACAAGCCAATTGCAAACGCGATTGATTTCCTTTGGGACTATGTGAATCCGCACGTGGAAGGCTTTCTGGTCAACTCTCTGATATGGCTGAGCACGATAAAGCGGGAACAGACGGGGTTGGGTATTGCTGAGGAATGGGCGCTTAAAAACGGCATTCGCTTTTATCGCTCCTTCACCGATCAAGAAGGAAGGACGTTTTTGGTGGACGACCGCGGGTTCACGATTCGTGTGCGTCGCCCGCGGCCCAAACACCTGCGCATTATCTCATGATGCGGAGGGACAGAAGTGAATCCTAATGCCAATCTTACAGTTTTCAATCGAGATGGCAAGTTGGTAACTGACAGTCGAGAGATCGCAGCGATGGTTGGCAAACAACATAAACACCTACTGCGCGATATCGACGGTTACGTTGCTGTTCTTGAGAAATCAACCGGCCCAAAATTGGACCCGTTGGATTTCTTCATCCCAGGCACCTATGAGGACGCCAAAGGAGAGACGCGGCGAAAGTACGATTGCACGCGCAAGGGTTGTGACATGATTGCCCACAAGCTGACGGGCGAGAAGGGGATCCTCTTCACCGCTGTGTACGTCACGAAGTTTGAGGAGATGGAACGAAAACTCGCATCTGGCATGCCGCGCGAGCTTACCAGATTGGAACTTATCGAACTGGCACGCGAGGCGGAACTTGCAAGGCTTGAAGCTGAAAGGCGAAACGCAGAGCTGCAAGCCCAAATCGAAGCCGACAAACCCAAGGTCGTATTTGCTGAGGCTGTTCAAGCCAGCGACAGCACCATTCTCGTGCGGGAACTCGCCGTCATTCTTAGGCAGAACGGCATAGACATCGGTGAAAAGAGGCTGTTCGAACGCCTGCGCGAGATGGGATATCTGGTGCGTCGCGAAGGAAGCGACCGCAATACACCGACGCAACGAGCGGTGGAGCAAGGGCTATTTGTACTGAAGGAAACGCCGGTGACGCTCCCAAACGGGAACACGGTCATCGCTAAGACGCCGAAGGTGACGGCAAAGGGGCAAATCTACTTTGTGAATCTGTTCAAACGCGAGATGCAGTTAATGAAGGTAGGTGATGTCCATTGAATATGACCAGATTTGCAGAGGGGGTGTAGTCATGGCCATCGCCGTCATCGACGAGTCCGACCTTCGCCGCCTCATTCGTGAGGAGCTGAGCGCGTTACTCGGTCAGATGAGGTTAGCGCAGGCCGCTGCGGAACTTCCGCCCGTGCTCACGGCGAAAGAAGCGGCGAAAGTGGCGCGCGTCAGTATGCACAAACTATACGAGTTCGCGCGACGCCCCGGATTCCCCGCCATCAAGGACGGTAGGGTGCTTCGTATCCCGCGTGATGCGTTCTTGGGTTGGCTGCAAGAGAACGCAGCGGAGAATGAAGGACAACCGTGTGCGTAGAGACAACACACAGGGATAGGTACAGGGGTGATAGAGATGAACGAAGGAATTAGGCGTCTGATTGATTTTCTTTCTGGACGAGTCGAAGTCGGGGAAATCCGATTGGCTCCTGAGACTCGTTGGGTATGTACTGCAAGCCGAGAGCAGGGGCCAACGCAGCAAGGTGCTTGCGATATAAGTCCCAAAAATCGTCTGGAAGTTTAATGCCATAGTCTCGCTCCAGCACCTCAGCCAAAGCGGCAGTAGTTGCTTGGAGTCGGAGGATGTGGTTAAGGATATCAACCCAAGAGATTTCCATGATTCATGACCCCTTCTCCAACGTCTCAAGAAACCTCTCCAGCGCTTGGCGCTGCTCTGTCGTGAGTCGGCTAATCCGGTCGGACGACGGCTGCTTGTCCGAGAAGAACTCCGACAGGGTAACGCCGAGCGCGCAAGTCAATCTTTGAGGAGGAATGCACAATGTCAAAAGAACCGCTTCATCTCGAAATTCTCCGCATGTTGGCGGAACGCAATCTGTACATATCGGAAGCTTTAGGTGTCCTCAAGCAAGCTGAGGAAGAACTCACGCATGTGACACGGCTCAAGCTTGAACCATCGGAGTTTGATGTGCTCCCGAAATTCTCGGCAGTCATGGCGCCGGATGAGCCCAAAGCCGCCGAGAAAAAAGTCCAAGACCCCGGTGAAGCCATTCTTCACAAACTAATCGATATTGCAAATGAGTTTGGCATGACTTTCGCCGAGTTAACGAACCTGACCGAAGACGCTCTTAAACAACTCGCTCGGCGCGTGCAAGTCCCTCCAAAGTCATTCCTGCTCGGAGAGGACGATGCAACCATCTTTAGAGCCCGTAAGCTTCCACAGGGATAATAGGAATGAACATGTTGTTTGTGGCTGTGAATTGCATGGGTTGGCCAAGATCCGGAATTTCAGATGCCCGGCATATGAGAAGCACGTTATCCCTTACGGCAAGCAACGTGTATTTATCTTCGACGTTTGAATGATGGAGGTAAACGATAGGGAGGTTAGTCGTTAACGCATTTGCATGAGTAACTGCGCGTTTGAAATTTTCGAAGTCAAGTTCGACATGAACCATCGTCATCGCTCCTTCTTCGGAATCGTCTCAATGAGCCTCAGCATGGCATCCACCTGCTCAGGTGAGAGACGTCGTGCCTCTTGGCACAATCTTCGGACGTTCAGAGGCTCGTCGCTTGGCTCTTCGCTGAAGAAATCCGCGAGGGTCATGCCGAGCGCGGAGCAGAGGCGAGCAAGGACGTCAACGGTAGGCTTCATGGCGTTTTTCTCGATGTTGCTGATAGCCGATTGAGCAACACCTGACACCTTGGACAATCGATACTGACTGAAACCTAGTTGTTCGCGGATAGATTTGAGGCGGTCGCCTACGTCCAATAGCTCAACCCCGTTCGGTGTTTTTCTCTATACAGAATTATACCGAGCGAAATTTTTGGAGCAATTATTCTCGATACAGATTGACATTAAATCTTGATGCAGATATACTGAAGTCAAGGTGGTGATGAAAATGGTGGTCAAGGTTAGAGAGGCCCGCCAGCAGCGCGGATTGACTATCTATGAGTTGGCGAAGCGTTCTGGTCTGGCGCCATCGTTCGTGTGGAACCTCGACCACGGAAACATCAAGAGCCCGAGCATTCAAACCCTATCGAAGATTGCCAAGGCGCTTGGGTGCGAGGTGACGGACCTGTACGAAGACGACGAGGAGGTGACGAAGCGTGAGCGCGCCTGAAGCCGAGTTGGAGGCACTTCGTTCCGAGGTCCATCGCCTCCAGGAACGACTCGCGATGCTGGAGGCAGGGCGAGTGTCCTATCGGGCCTCAGCGGAGCTCCGGTCCTACATCGAGGAGCAGTTGAAGGCCGCGGGAATCCTGGCAGCCGAGCACACTCGGACACGACACATACAAATTAGCGCCGTTACCGAGTGCGTGAAGGTGGCGTTGGGGATTCGCCGACTCACCGACCTCGGCGAGTGGAACATCGACCGCGCCAAGGCAGTCGCAAGCGAGGTCATCGACATCATCGCGCGCCACCGGAGCGGGTCGAAATCTTGAGTTCGATGTGGACGTCGCGGTCATCGTCAGCGAGTTCTTCCGCGAGGTCGTCCAGGGCCTCACGGATGAAGTCGAGGATGGTCCGGGCGCGAGGTGTAAGGTGGGTGCACGTTGAGGTTTCGAGGCGGTGCATGAGGATTCTCCTTTCGAGGTGAGTTGAGAGGGCCCGCGGGCCAGCCGAGGTGGAACAAGCCACAGGCGAGGGTGCCTGTTGCGGGCGAGATGAGAGGAGACGAGGTGAGAGGAGGTGAGCAGAGGCGGTGAAGAGGAAACCGAAGGGGCACATCATCCTCCGCTTGCTGCGGGAGGCGGCCGGTCTCAGCCAAGTAGAGTTGGGAATGGAGATTGGCGCAGACCGCAACGTGGTAAGCCGCATCGAAGCTGGCCAGGACATCGACCCGCAGACCTTGCAGCGTTGGGTGGATGTGTGCGGAGGCATGGAGATGCTGGATTGGCTCATCGAGCACATGCGGGCGCTGCGTCGCTACCTGCATCTGCTGACACGTACAGACTACCACGCTTACGCGTGACAAAAGGCCGTAGGAATCGAGCGAAATGCGAAGGAGGGAAAGCACATGGTGACGATGTTCGAGGTGGATACGCAGGCGAGCATCCTGTACGGCCAGTTTCGGGCTATGCTGGCCGACATCGCGGAAAACATGAGCGCAATGGAAAAAGCCGCAGGCCGTGACGGCGAAGAGACGGCGTACATCCGCGGGAAGTATGCAGGCTACCAACGGGTGTACGACGACTTGCTCTCGCTGTTCCACGGTTTCTGCGGCTTTGTCCGTTTGCTGGAGCCACAACAGCAGACGGACTCTATCCAAAACAGTGTCCGATGGCTCGAATATACCACGGCTGAGCCGTCGGAACAAGGGAGTGTTGAGGCATGAGCGGACTTCCGGGTTACGACCGGTGGCGCCTCATGACGCCAGAGGAGGCCATGCCTTGGGCGTATGAATGGCCGGATGAGGACGAAGAAGACGACGAGGAGATTTCCTGCGACTGCTGTGGTGTGGAACTCGACGAGGACACGGCGGTTCCGGACGGCTCGTTCTGGCTGTGCCAGGAGTGCGCGAAGCTCCCGGTCCTGGACGAAGAGGAGGAGGTGACGGAATCCAATGGCGTTGCCGATGGAAGTTCGCTCGATTGTGCATGATGTGTTGTCGGAGCGGCTGTCGGCGGTGGTCGATAACCGTTTCGACGCCGGAGAGTTCCGGCTGTCCGAATCCGCAAAGTGCGGGCGCTATCGCGTCGCGAAGGTGCTCGGGATAGTGAAAGAGGAGCACGACGAAGTGGACGCCGGGTACTTCGAACGCGGGCATCTTATTGAGCGGTGGGTGGTCGAGGGGTTCCGGCGCAAGTATCCGCGGCGGTGCCGGACCCAACAGGAGGTCAAGACGCCGTTCGGCGACACGGGCCATATCGACATCTGGTTCCCGGCGGAGCGGCGCATCATCGAGGTCAAGTCGGTGTCGGACCGGGTGCAGGACCTGCCGAGGCGAGACCACGTGATGCAGGTCCAGGCGTACATGCACTTCTTGCGTGACAGCAAAGGCCAGCGTCGAGCGGACCTGACGGAAATCGTGTATGTGCGCTACGGTCGGCAGTTGGCATATGAGGTGCACCTCATCGAGTACGACCCGGTGATTGGACAGGCCATCGAGGACGAGTTGAGGCAGTTGCATGAGATGGCCGACCGATACGAGCTCCCGCCCATTCCGGTGTTATATGAGCCCACGTCGCCACCGTGCATGACGTACTACGGCGAGGCCCGGCGCTGCCCGATGTGGGAGCAGTGCTGGAAGGGGAACGAGCAAGCGCCGAAGTTGGACGCGCCGGAAGTGGCGAACTGGGTGCGCGAATACGCCGCGCTCGACGCGGAAAAGAAGGCGCTACAGAGCCAAATCAAGGGCCTTGAGGAAGCGATGGAGGCCATCAAGGTCAAGCTCGGCGCGCTGCTCGACATTCACGAGGCGAAACAGGTGACGGCGGATGGGGTCACGGTGACACGGACCATCGTCAACCCGAAGCCGAAGTTCGACGTGGATGCTGCGATGCAGGCGGGAGCGATTAGTGAAGACGTCGTGAAGGCGTACCAGAAACCATCCACTCCGCAAGAACGGTGGACAATCAAACGACCAAAGGGCCAAAAGGAGGATGCGGAATGAGCAATGTGGTTGCGGTTCGCGAGGACGCGAACGTGGTGCACGCGCAGACGGTGGAGTACGTTCCATCCATCGTCGTGACGTTGGAGCAGGCGGCGGAAAACCTACGCAAACTGGACCAGATTCGCCGCGAAATCATGCGTCCGGGCATCGATTACGCGCAGATTCCCGGGACGGATAAGCCAACGCTCCAGAAGCCCGGAGCGGAACGGCTGCTTCAGTTCTTCGGACTTGGCCACAAGGTCGAGTGCATCAACAAGATTGAGGACTGGGAGAAGGGCTTCTTCTACTACCAGTACCGAGTGTCCATCCTCAAGCAGTACCCGACCCACACCATCGTGGTGGCGGAGTGCGAGGGGTCGGCGAACAGCAAGGAAAAGCGCTACCGGAACCAAGACGTGTTCACCATCGTGAACACGCTGCAGAAAATGGCCATCAAGCGGGCGCTTGTAGGCGCGACGCTCCAAGCTACGGCCACGAGCGGGTTCTTCACGCAGGACCTTGAGGACTACGACGAACCGCCTCGGAATGAACATCCAACCTACCAGGGCGGTCAGCGCCGGAACGGGAACGGCCGGTCGCAACAGGCATCACGCCCGCAAGCCTCGGATGACCGCGAAGAACGCCTGAAACGGATGAAAGAGTTGTCGGAGTTGGCTGAGGCTCACGGGCTCACAAAGCACGACCTCCAGGCCATCCGTGAGCAATTCACGAAGGACAAACTGCCCTCGATGGCGGTCATCCAGCAGATTGAGGCCGAGGTCAAGCGGCGCATCGAGGAGATGGCAGCATCGCAAGAGGCCGAGGAGATTGAGGCCGAACACGAGATGGCCGAGGATGCGGACCTGTTCGAGGGGTTGGAGTTCTGATGGAGGTCACAAGCATGGAGCAACAGGCATTCTGGGACAAGCAAGAGACGGTCGGGGAGATTATGCGCGGGAAGTACAACACCATCGTAGTCAGTCGATGCGAGAAGAACGGCAATAAGTACGTGGACATCCGAAACTGGTACATTCCTCGCGGCGAATCGGAGTGGCGTCCTGGGAAGGGGATTTCGATTCCCTTCCCGGCGGTGAAAGACGTGATGCGGTACATCGAGGAGTGCGTAAAGGATGGCGTGGATTGAATCACACCAACAAATTGGCTATCACCCCAAAACCAAGAGGTTAGCTCGGTTGCTCGACGAGAATATGCGTGGCGTTGTCGGCCTTTTGCACTTCCTGTGGTGGTGGGCGCTCGATTTTGCTCCAGACGGGGACTTGAGCAAGTACGAACCCGAGGACATTGCTGACGCCGCCATGTGGGAGGGTGACGCCAATGAATTGGTGGAGGCTCTTTGCAAATCCGGCTATCTGGACAGAACAGAGGACGGACGTCTGCTCATCCACGACTGGGATGACTATGCGGGTCGTCTCATCGAACAGCGCGCCAAGAACGCGGAACGAAAACGCAAGTCACGCGAAAAGAACGCGGATGCTGATGTGACGTCCCATGGATGTCACGCGGACGTCACAGGGACGTCACATGGACGTCACGAGGATGTCACACGGACGTCCGAGGGAGTCACAGGGCTACCTAACCTAACCTTACCTAACCATATAACTACTACAACCACTACAACCACAACAACAGCCGCGCACGCGCGCGAAGGAGAAGCTATCCACGACGAACGGATGGCTAACGACACACATCACCCGAATCGCACAGACGAGAGACTAGCGAGAGTGGCACAAGCGTATGAGCGAGAAATCGGTGCTCTAACGTCGGCGATACAGCAAGCGCTCATCGAAGCGGTGGACAAGTACCCGGAAGACTGGATAGCCGACGCGATACGAGAGGCGGCTATCAACAACGTCCGGAAGTGGACCTACGTCCAACGCATTCTTGAAACTTGGCAACGAGAAGGCCGTGGTGCAACGCCCGAGTTACGTGCGAACGCGAGGGCGCGACCACGAGCACAACCCAAGCCAACGCAGGATATTGACGAGGTGCTGGAGAGGGCCAAGAAGCTAGCGGCTGAAAGGGGAATCTCCTAATGCCGATGAGCCTAGATGACGTGGCTGACATCATTCGCAAGCTGCATGTGGCGTTTCCGCACATCGAGGTGCGCGAAGAGAGGGTGCTTCTGTGGCATGAATGCCTGAAGGACTTAGAGCCGAACGACGCACGCGAGGCGTTGCGGCAGTACTTGCTCGAAGAGACGCGATACCCCGCCATCGCGGACATCTACCAACGCGCGGTGAAAATCCGCGAGAAGCGCGAGAAAGCCGAGAAGGCGAAGCGCGACGCGGCAATCGTCGAGGAGATTCGCAAGCGAGAACGCGAGCGCATACAGCGTGAAATCGCGGAGGGTGTGTACGACCCGGCGAAGTGGCAGGTGGGAAAACAACATGGGGCGTCAGACAGCGCAAGCACGAGAGGCATACAGTGACGACGCGCCGCTCACTGCTGGTATCAGCGCCATCAGCACGGTGCGGTACGAGGAACAACTCATCTCGTGCGTCTTGTTCCACAACGAGGTGCTGGACGACCCGGACGTATGGGTCAAACCCGGCATGTTCCAGGACGAGGCCCTTGGGCGCATATGGGCGGCAATCCTAGAACTACACGAGGCGCAGGAACCCATAAGTTCGGCGTCTTTGGGAGGGCCGTATTACCGGTTTGTTCAGGCTATCGGGAGCGAGCGATGGGCGAACATCAGCGCGGAGTACGTGTCGACTTTAGAGGCCAAGGGTCTTGCGAAGAAGATTCGCGAGGGGTTCCATCGCCGGGTGCTCATCGACACGGCAAATCGAATTCTCATTGCGGCACAAGACCCGGAGAAGACGGATGACGCTCTGGTTGAGATGCTGAGTGATTCGCTCCTGTATCTCGAGACGGAGAGCGACGCGGAACGTGTGAGCGTGGGCGACAAGGCCCTGGCTGCGTACTACGAGTGGCTGCTGAAGATTGGCGAGGGCGAGATAGAGCGCGGAATCCTCACAGGCTGGGCGTCTCTTGACCGTCTCACGCTCGGGTGGAAGCGCAAAGACCTCATCGTGGTCGGCGGTCGGACAAGCGTGGGCAAATCGGCGTTCAGCGTGGAAGTGGCGATTCGGGCGGCGAGGCAAGGCTACAAGGTGCTCATCTTCTCGCTGGAGATGAGCGAGGAACAAGTGCGAGCGCGAATGGCCTCGAACCTCGCGATGGTGCCGTTGCACCTGCTCATGGACGGAAAGGCCGAGAAGGACGACCTCGACCGGGTGAATAACTTGGGGCCGTTCATCGCGACCATTGCCGTCTGCGACAAGCGCGGGATGACCGCCGAGGAAATCTCGACGGAGATGCGCCGGTATAAGCGCAAGTATGGGCTGGACCTCGTCATCGTGGACTACATCCAGGAAATCGACGAGAAGCCACTCAAGCAGGATACGGCAGGGGCCGCACTCGCTCGCGTCACCCGAAAACTGCGAAAGGCCGCGCAAGTGTGTGATTGCGCTGTGATGGCACTGAGCCAACTGAGGCGCGAGGCGGAGGGAAAGGCACCGACGCTCGCGGACCTGTTCGGGTCGAGCGGCATCGAGACGGGGGCGGACATGATTATCCTCTTGCACCGCGATCGAGACGAGGAGAACAAGAACGCGCTGCAGGTCCACGTGGCGAAGCACAGGAATGGCCCGACGGGCAAGGTTGAGATGCACTACAACCCGGAGTGCCAGACGATACACGAAATCGAGACAAGGAGGGAGTACGCGTGAGCAAGGTCGTGATGATGTTCGAGGATGATGGCGCGAAAGTTGCGCCCATGGAAGAGTATGTTCGGGTACAAATCCCGGCCATCTGGCGAACGTTCGCGGTGGTAGACCGGATGTTCGCGGAGCAACGTCAGGAGAACGAGGCCGTGCGCAAGGACATCGAGAGCATGAAGGAGAACATCGCCCACCTCGCCGCCACGGTCGCGGCCCTGCAACGGTCGCTCAATACCATGGCTGCGGAGCTCAGGGGATGGGAGGCGCGGCGATGAGCCTGTTCGACGACGACTATCCGACCTGGAGCGTGGTGACGGTGGCCGTACCGATTCCGCGGTTTGTCATCCGCGAACCGTCCTACGCCTCCATATCGCTCGTCGTATCGTGGTTCGACGTTGTGCTGCTGGCGCTCATCGGCCTCTTGGCAGTGCATGTGTTGTGGATGTGGCTCCTGTTCGCGATTCTCGCGGGGTTGTGTCTGGAGGTGGCGGTGTACACCGAGGTGACAGAGCCAGCAGAGACGGAGGACGACGGCGCATGTGGACCGTGAAGGTCAACGGCAAGGTCATCGGCCAAATCCAAGACGAACGAGCCGTGGATAACGCCGTGAAGAAAATCCTCGAACGAGCTCAGCAACGCTATCACGGGATGGTGAGCATCGTGTTCGAGGACGAGAAGGGCAGGCCGGTGAGGGTTGTGGGATTCCATCTGTGAGGAGGGCGGCATGTGAAGGACTATCTCAACGCGAAGGAGCGCGAAGAATGGTTTAAGACGTTCGCCGCGTATCAGGCGGTTTGCGACGTGATCGAGAGCCAGGTGTCGCACAAGCCAAAGGAGATGATTGCGGACTTGCGGCGTGCGAAGGCGTTCCTCGACCGGGCCATTGCGAAGTGGGTCGAACCGCTAAGCCCCAAAGCTCGGGAAGTCATCTACAAGCAAGGGCTAGGGCTCACCATCATGATCGCGAACGATGCCCGAAAGAAGGCCGCACACGTCGAGTTCCTGCGCCACATGAAGCAGGTCCGCGAGGAGGCATACGCCGAGGGCAAGGACTACGTGTACGACTTGGCGGAGGTCGCGATGTACGGTACATGCCGGATATGTGACGGTAAGGTGCGGGATGAGTGTCGAGTGTATGAGGCGCTACGCAACCTGTACGTCGAGCCGTGGGATCCGAAGCATCCGAAGTGCGAATACGCAGGTGCCGGGGAAGTGAATGCGGGGTGAGGACAAGCATGAGTGAAATCAAACCTGGGACGCGAGTAACGTGGGTGAGCAGAACCCATGGGGAGCGGGTGGAGAAACGCGGGACTGTGGTGTCATTTGTACCGGCAGGACATTCGGCACTAGCATACGCGCCAAAAGGGACGCCGATGCACTGGCTTAAGTCCAAGAATGTAGCGAAGGTGGACAGGTATCTCGTTGAGGTGCGGCAGTCATTGGACACTTGGCACTACTACTGCCCGCGGGCAAGTCAGGTGGAGGTGGACGAGGGATGAGAACGCGAGCCGCCATCATCAGTGAGTTAAACGAGCTCTATCGCGAGAAAAACCGCCTCTACGGCGACAGTTTCCGCGAGACGTTGCGAGAGTTCGGGGCGGTCGCGGCCATCGTGCGGATGATGGACAAAATCAACCGCGCGAAGACGTTGGTCAAGCACGTTGATGCGTCGGGCGAGCACGAGGTCATCCACGTGGTGACGGACGTGAACATGGCGGGCGAGAGTTTGCGAGACACGCTCCTGGACCTTGCAAACTACGCCATCATGACGGTCGAGTGGATGGACGCGCATGAGACGGACGTGGACGAGAGAGACCAGGCTAAGCGTGCTTGGATTGAGGCGGAGCGGAGGTGAGCGCGGTGAAGATGGACGTCGAAGTCGGAGACGAGTTGTATGTGATGCTGTCTGGGCCTGGTTGCATTTCGCCCGATGGACACGAAGGCCGCGTGTGGTCGATGCGTTGCGAACACGTGCGTGTGTACTACGTGGGCGAGCACTACGTGACGGTGGAGGTGATGGCCGGGTACACAAGGTGGGGCGATGCGAGAAAGTATCGCGTGGCGTACACATGGGACGACCTGTTGAAGCGAATCATGCTGGCGAAGGAATACGCGAAGAGAGGGGCTTGAAACATGGCGGAATTGCAGGCGAGGTTCCCGCTAATGTACTTCCACGGAGGAGTCGAATCGGACGAAAAATGCTGGTGTTGTGAGAAGCGTTCGACACACGTGCTCGGGATGAACAAGGTTCGCGTCGAAACCGAGGAGATTCGGCTTTGCAACGAGCACATGGCCAAGTGGCTTCAAATCCTAGAGACGGACTGGAACTTGATTCGGGAGGCCGTAAAGCGTCAATCCAACAAGGAGGGGAATTGACATGGCGATGCGACTGACGTCTGTATGGCACGACGACGACCGCCTCAAGGGTATCGAGGCGGCCAAGAATGAACTTGATGCGGCACTCGCGGAGTGGCGGCTCCGCGAGAGGCAGTACCTTGACGCTGAGCCCGGAGACTGGCGGATTCACGACGCGAGATTGCTTAGGCTCCAGGCCGCGGAACTTCGGGTCGAGGCCGCAAGGTTAGAGTACGCCGCGGCGGTGGATGGGGTCAAGGAACGTGCATGACATACACGTGCGAGGAGGACGACGGGGATGAAGAAGGCGACGGTGTTAGAAGCTCGAATCCAAGAGGCGCGTGAAAGGTCCAAGCAGACGAGTGCGCTGCTTCGATTTCTGGCGGACAGCTACGAGCAATCGCAAAAACTGCGGATTGCAAGTGAAAATAGGGTTCGCGCGATGAAGCAGGGGACGGACGAGACGCATGACGAGGACCAGGACGACATGTTCGCGTTCCTTGCCGATGACATGCACGCCATCGAGCACAAGTTGTATACGCGCATGCGGAAGTTGGTTAAGAATCACCCGGCGTGGCCGTGGCTGTCGACGGTGAAAGGCATTGGCCCTACGCTCGCAACCAAACTCCTGGGTCTCATCCCAGACATCTCGTCGTTCGACACGGTGTCGAAGCTGTGGCGATACGCTGGATACGGCGTTGTCGATGGGAAGGCTGAGCGGCCACAGAAGGGAGAGAAACTTCACTACAACAAGCGTCTAAAAACGACGTTGTATCTGGTTGGGACGCAGTTCCTCAAGGCGAACAGCCCGTACCGCAGGATTTACGATGACGCCAAGCGGTACTACCAGGAAAATCGGGATTGGACGCCTGGACATATCCATCAAGCGGCGATGCGCAAGATGGTGAAGGTGTTCCTGCAACACCTGTGGGTCGTGTGGCGCACGGAGCTCGACCTGCCGGTGCGCGATATCTACGCACTGGAGAAATTGGGCCACACCACGTATTACACGTGGGAGGAGTTCGTCGAAGAACACGTAGGGTGACATCCTGTAGCCGTATACGATGTGGGAACCGAAGTAAGTATGCGAGCCGTTTGGGAAATGAGGCCCATAGGAATAGTGCGAGCCATTGCATTCTTGAGAACCGTTGGAGGGGCGCGAGCCGAAAATCGCGTGAGAACCGATCCAGAAGTGCGAGCCGTTCTACATTTGAGTCCCAAATGGTACGAGCGAGCCACGGAGTTCCTGAGAACCGTAGTAAGTGTGCGAGCCTGGCTATGCGTGTGAACCTTCCTGAATGTGCGAGCCGTAGAATTCGTGAACACCATATCCAGTATGCGAGCCGTAGGGCTGATGAGACCCGTGCTGCATATGCGAGCCAACATCGACGTGATAACCAAAATGAATGTGCGAGCCGATAGAAGAGAGAGGCCCGTGGCCAGTTTGCGAGCCGCCATTCATGTGAGAACCGAATGATGGGTGCGAGCCATACGGAGTGAGGGACCCGTCGAAGTGGTGCGAGCCACAGGACACCGTGAGACCCAGACCTGGAGTGCGAGCCGCTAACCAAGTGAGTACCGATGGCGGTGAGCGAGCCATTAGGGACTTGATAACCGATGGAACCGAGCGAGCCAATCGATCTCTGAGGCCCAAGGAAACCGAGCGAGCCGAAAGGAGGATGCGACCCGATGTGAAAGTGCGAGCCATGTGGAAATGGAGAACCGAAACGTCTATGCGGAGCAATGAGGAGGGTGAGGCATGAGCGACGTGCTTGACGACATCCAAGACGTGCGTCAGAGGGCGGCAGCTATCCTCGGCGGACGGAAGTTGCAGATGCTTGAGGAGGCGGGTATGACGGTGGTGCAAAAAGCACCAGAAGGGTTTGAAATGGAATTCAAAGTTTACTGTTCTGAGTGTGGGGGCGAAGCAACGCAGTGTGATGGGTGTGATAAGTGGATCTGTATTTCATGCCAGGAAGAGAGTCATCTTGACGAGCAAGGATGGTTGTGCGATGGGTGCTGGGAAATCGTGATGGAGGAAGAGGACGATGATTAAAGGTGATCTCGTGGAAACAAACAAGCAGTGCGACGTGTGCGGTTCGCCGATAGAAGACCTTATTATTTTGGAAATACGAGGACGAGTAGGAACGTTCACTCGTCACGTTTGTTCATACGAATGTTCCAGAGAGGCACTAGGAGATGTGTTTGTAGAGAGGGGTCTTATTCATAGGTGGCAAAAGAAGCATGGAGGTGATGAACTGTGATGACTGATATAACACTTTGCGTTGAACAAGGTGGAGAATTGCCGAGAATAGGTAAACCGATGTTCGTGCAGTCTCCGATCACAGAACGTTGGTACGAGATTGTGCCTAAGAAGATTCTGGGGTTGCAGTGGAATTCGGGAGGTTCATTGGAGGTTGAGATGCTGGTGACAAAGCGAGCTATGGACGAGGAGGCGGAGATGAAGTATGGCGAATGAAACGGTTGTGAAACCAGTGCAGAAGCGTAGAACGGCATATGTAGTCTGTATGTGGTGGAATGAGATGGATTACGATACGCCACCATTGATCTTTGTCTATGACAACCCACAGGATGCGCAATCACGTGCCAATCAACTCATGGATGAACATCCTGATGTATTCGTAGCGATATTTGCGACAAACATACGTTAAAACGAGGTGGTCATGTGCGCATTCTCGGAATTGACCACGGCACGCGATACGCGGGATGGGCGGTACTTGACATCAAGGGAGACAAGCACGAGTGGCTTGGATACGGACTCATCACGCTGACGGATGAGGACACGCTGGACGCCACGATGGGGGCACTACATACATCAGTGGAAAACCTCATCCAAAACTACGAACCCACCATCGTGGCGCTGGAAGAGCCCATGGCCATGCGTAGCGGGAAGGTCACAAGGGTACTCATCGAGATGTACACGACAGCGCGGCTTGCGGCGGTACTGAGACACATCCCTATCATCGACGTCACTCCGCAGAAGCTCAAACTCTACACCGCGGGCCATGGCGGAGCGGAAAAAGACGATGTGGCGCGGGCGTTGTGCGAGCACTACGGGCTTGAGTACGACGAGATTGCGGTGCCGGAGTACTACAAGACGGGGAAGCGCAAGGGGCAAATCAAGGGGCGGCTGTACGACGTGAGTGATGCGTGCGGGCTGTGCGTGGCGGCGGTGCGGATACTCCGCGACACCATCAAGGGCGGTGGGCTGGATGCCGGACTGGATGCTGTCGATAGCGCGGGGACGAAACGGAGTGCCGATACGCAACATTCGCCTCGAAGACGAGCGCAAGCCTGAAGCGTCCCCGGTCGTGACGTATCGCATGTCGCCGGAGGAAATCGAGGCGTACCTGCGCGAGAAGTACGGGGACAAACTCGATGGGACGAAGAAGGACGCGACAAGGCCACTATGCGAGCCGAAAAGGGAGGACAGTGCGGCCATGGATGTGATGCTGGAGGACATCAGGACGCCTGTGTTGACGCTGGAGGAATATCTGGAGCGGCGCGTGGCGGGCATGCGCAGGCCGGAGATATGCAAGGAGTTCGACATTGACCGAGACGAGCTCATTCGCATCCTGCGCGAATGGGGCCTGCGCGACATGGTGAGAGAAGGCCGCGTGCTGATGAAGATATCGAGTTACATGGACAACGGAATGCCCTTCGATGAAGCCGTGGACGAGGCCATGCGAGTCGAGTTCGGCAAGGACTACACGAAGGCTGAGACCGCGCGCGATGAATCTACGGAACCTGCGGAAACGGCAAAAGAGGTGCAAGAGGCGCAAGAGACCCAAGCTACCGAACAGACCGAGGATATCCACAGCGCTGAGGACAAGCCTGTGGAAACTGTGGAGGACACGGAGGCACATGAAATGGCGACGGAGACGACTGAGGAGGTACTGGAGAAATACGCTGAGGCGAATGAGGAGCCTGAACCATATGGGCATGCCGTTCTGGTGGTTGGTGCCAAAGGTGAGGTCATCACAAACATTCCGAAGCCTCGGACGGTGACAGTGACGATGACGCTCGACGAGTACATCATGCGCGCGGCATTCGAGGCAATCGTCGACGACGTGCACGAGACCGCGGTCAGCAAGGGCTGGCACGAGACAAAGGTGCCGATGCCCATCCATCTGGCCCTCATCCACAGTGAGGTTAGTGAGGCGCTGGAGGCGGACCGCAAGGGTTACGGCGAGGACAAGGTGGCCGAGGAGTTGGCGGACGTCATCATCCGGGTGATGGACACGGCGGCGGCGCACGGGCTGGACTTAGCAGGTGCGTTGTTCCGCAAGATGGCCATCAACAAGGCACGGGAGTATCGCCACGGCGGGAGGAAGTACTGATGGGCGAGGAAGACGACTTCGCCATCTACGACTGGCGACCGCTCAAGGTGCGCAAGGGACTGCCGACGGTGATTGAGATGACGATGGTGGTCGGGGACGAGGTTCGGGTGCTGGAGTACGTGCTTCGGCACCCGGACCAGTGGCAGCCGAAACGGAAGAAGACGACGACGAACAGCCAATAGTATCCGGGGAGGGACGGGTGGTGTTGGCGTTGGCGGAAGCGGTGACGATGGAGGCAAAGTTGCGCCGGTGGAACTATCTTGAGCGGCGGCGTCAGCATCTCGAACGGCGCAAGGCGATGTATGAGGAGCGCATCGAGCGCCTGCGGGACGAACTCACGAGTGAGGGCATCCTGAGCGCCATCACGCAGAAGTACGAGCACATGCTGCTCGGGTTGCCGTCGGCCAAGGACAAAATCTACGATAGGCAAGCGGAGCATTTGGTTGCGTCGCTTGACGCACTCGAAGAATACCTTGCGAAGTACGACAGCATCGAGCGCGAACTGCGGGCTGTAACGCGCGAAATCGAGGAGATTGAAGACGCGGTGGCGTGCCTGGAGCCGAGGTATCAGCAACTGCTCACGATGTTCCATCGCGACAAGATTCCGTGGCGCGACATCTGTGAGACTATGTACATATCCAAGACGCGCCTGTATGAGATGCTGGAGACGGCGTATCAGATGATGGCGATTTAAGGCGGAATGAAACCGGAATGGAAGCGGAACAACACAGGAATGGATGGCATGTATCATTTTGCTGGTTGGTCTATCATGATATTGCGCGGACTTGCACCGAACGCCACGAGCCACGCGCGACGGTCCAACCCCCTTGTCCTCCTTTTGCGATAGAGCGCCAGTGGCGACATGCCACTCTCGCCGCTGGCGTTGGGCGTCCGAAATCCATCATAGCACGGATGGTGGGGTCGGGCTCGGGCGTCCAACGCTGGCGACGATGCCAGCACATCGTGCCATCGTCATGGACATCGCCTCCTCTTTGCGGTGACCCGGTAGCCCATCGCTGCCGGGTATTTTGTTTGGTCCTGGGAGCGTGAATCGCTTTGAAGATGCACGGACGCGACTTGGTCTCTGTGGACCGCGTGGGACTCCGTGATTTGAAGTGCATGCGATGTGACAAGAACGCTGAAGTGTGTGACATTAACGACCACGAATTCGCGCTTTGTGAGGGGTGCTGGCTCGCGTGGGACATCCGGGAAAGCGGGCTGGCCAGGAAAATTGATCCGCAGAAAGCGCGGTTGGATTGGGAAACGGAGCGAAGCGAAGGTGGACGAACAAACAAGAGACGACTCAAGAGGCTCGCCAAACTCCTCGGAGAAGCCGAAGCGACTCAGGATGCTCGAACCATGTCGCATGGGCTATGACTGCGTGTGGGCGAGGAAGGCTGGAGACCGAACCATCACGTGTCTCATGGTCCGGTGCATGTTTCTGACTGGGCCGCGAGAGGACGAAGGCTAGGTGCTGACCTTTGGGCGAAAAGAAGCCATCGAGGATATGGATAGAGCGCGTAGACGAAATCCAACGCATGCTCGAGGCCGGATACGACTATTCGGCCATCGCGGACCACTATGGCGTATCGAGAGGTGGTTTGCGGTCGCGTATCGCTGAATTGCGTGCGCATGGGTATCTGATAAGCTCCGATGAACGTCGCGTGAACGCCGGACCGCGGCGACCGACACATAACTCGCGCGCGCCGGCAAAGGACTTGGCCGTCGAGGCTGTATCCAAGACCGTGAGCGCCGAGGTCCGAGTGGAGTGCGTCGACAAAAAGCAGTCGGTGTTCGACGTGCTCGAGTATCTGCAGCACAAAATCCGCGAGCAAGACATCCTGCATCGCAAGGACAGCGGCCAGGGAGAGGCGACCATCCACATTCACACGGATAAGCCTTTCGCGGTCGCGTTTTCGGCTGACTGGCACTTGGGGAGTGCTGGCGTGGACTACGCGACGTTCCTCGACCACGTGCGGCTGATACTCGAGACGCCGAACCTGTTCGTCGGGACCGTCGGGGACCTCGTGGACAACTTCATCAAGCCGCGCATGAAGTCCGCGATGCTTCACGCGCTTTTCGGTCCACAGGAGCAATACGACGTGGTACGCGAGATATTCCGGATGCTTGGCGACAAGATGCTGTGGCATGCCGACGGAAACCACGACGCATGGACCGAAGACGAGTCAGGCGTGAACGTGCTCGGCATGATGCTGTCCGAGGCCGTGGCGAACGTGCCATATCTCCCTTACGGTGGCGGTATCAACCTTGTCGTGAACGACGGCAAGGTGGTCTATCGCATCTTTGCGAAGCACAAGTATCGGTTCAACTCATCATTCAATGCGACACACGGGAACAAGCGTATGCACGAGCTCGAGTCGCCCTACGACGTCGGTGTCACGGCACACACGCGCAACCCGTCGGTCGAGCACACGCACCGATGGAACGGCGTGTACGGCAAGGATATCATCCACATCGTGTGCGGTACATACAAGGTCTCTGACCCTTATGCGGCAGCGAACGGGTACGGGCAGTCATCGTGGATTGCCGTGCCCGTTGTCGTGTTTTATCCGGACGAAAAGCGCATGGTGCCGTTTTACCACATCGAGGACGCGGTAGAAGTCCTGAAACGGGTGACGTAGCCATGAACATCGCGAGGATGAACGTATCCAAACTCAAACCGGCACCCTACAACCCTCGCCTCGATATCAAGCCTGGCGATCCGGTTTACGACAAACTCAAGAGGTCCATCGAGGAATTCGGCCTCGTGGAGCCCATCGTGTGGAACAAACGCACGGGCCACGTTGTGGGTGGACATCAACGTCTCAAGGTACTGCAGGAGATGGGCGTCGAGGAGACGGAGGTTGTCGTCGTCGACCTCGATGAGACGCGCGAAAAGGCGCTCAACCTCGCCCTCAACAAAATCGAGAACGACTGGGACCTACCGAAGCTCAAAGACCTACTTGAGGAATTGGACACGGGTGAGATTGACATTGAGGTCACGGGGTTCGACGAGGCGGAAATCGAACGGTTGATGACTGCGTTCCCTCCACTTGATGCTGACGAGGTGGAGGCCCAGGTCGAAAAGGACGGGAAGATTGTCAGGTGCCCGTACTGCGGGAGTGATTTCGAGGTGAAGTGAGATGGAACGACCAAAGAATCTGGGTGGAAGGCCCACCAAGCTCACGCCTGAAGTCGAAAAGAAAATATGCGATGCCATTCGGGCGGGCGCATACATCGAAACGGCTGCAGCTTATGCTGGCGTCTCCAAACAGACGTTGTATACGTGGATGAAACGTGGAAACGCCCAGAAATCTGGAATATACAGGCGGTTTCTTGACGCGATAGAAAAAGCATTGGCTGAGTCAGAGATGAGAGACCTCATCATCATAGGCCGAGCAGCAGAGGAGAACTGGCAGGCTGCAGCATGGCGTCTAGAGCGTAAGTTCCCGGAACGCTGGGCGCGAAAAGACCGCATGACGGTAGATACGCATCACAGCGGCAGTGTGAACCTCAATGTGCAGTACGTCGCAGAGTGGGGCGGTGGGAATGTCGGCGAAGACGAAATCGGAACCGACGAGTAAGCAACTTCGCCTGCGTCTGTACACGCCTCACAGTGGTCAGGTGGCCCTCCATCGAAGCACAGCAAGGTTCCGTGTTGCCACATGCGGACGGCGATGGGGCAAGACCTACGCCTGCGCTAATGAAATCGCGAAGTGGGCGTGGGAACACCCGGGAGCTATGACATGGTGGGTTGCGCCGACGTATCGGCAGACGCTCACCGCGTATCGCATCATCACGCGCAACTTCCACGGTGCCATCGAAAAGGCAACGACGACCCACATGCGCATCGAGTGGAAATCCGGGAGCATCACGGAATTCCGTTCGACTGAGAACTTTGACGCCCTACGCGGTGAAGGTCTCGACTTTCTCGTGGTCGACGAGGCGGCCATGGTGCCGAAGGAGGCGTGGGAGGCTGCGCTACGTCCCACGCTATCGGATAAGGCCGGACGTGCCATCATCGTGTCGACACCCAAGGGCCGCAACTGGTTCTACCACGTCTGGGCGCGCGGGCAGGACCCGGCCTTCCCGGAGTGGGAGTCGTTTCGGTTCCCGACGCTCGCGAATCCGTACATCCCGCCCGAAGAAGTCGAAGAAGCGCGCACTACGCTTCCGTCAGATGTGTTCCGGCAGGAGTACGAGGCGGAGTTCCTGGAGGACTCGGCGGGCGTGTTCCGCGGTATTCGGGACTGCATCTCGGGCCAAGAGGAGGAGCCGCAACCTGGGCGCAGGTACGTGGTCGGATGGGACGTGGCGAAGCACCAGGACTTCTCCGTGCTTGTCGTCATGGACCTCGAACGCGCGCATGTGGTCAAGATGGACAGGTTCAACCAGGTCGACTATGCGCTGCAACTGGAGCGCGTGAAGCACATCTGTCAGCGCTACAACAACGCCCGACTGCTGATGGACGCGACAGGTGTGGGCGACCCGCTCTTGGAGCAGGTCAGGCGCATGGGCATCCAAGCCGAAGGGTACTCGCTCTCGAATACGGCCAAGCAGCAACTCATTGAGCACTTGGCCATGAAGATTGAGCGGAGGGAAATCACGTTCCCGGACCTGCCCGTGCTCATCAACGAACTGCAAACATACCAGTACGAGATTACGCGCGCCGGGAATGTCCGATACTCGGCACCAGAGGGCTTCCACGACGACTGCGTGATTGCCCTGGCGCTTGCGGTGTGGATGCTCAAGGTGGACGCCGGGTATCTGGGACTGCGCATGTTCTATCGTCAACTGAAAGGAGAGGACGAATCGTGAGGTCAGACGACGTGAAGGCGCAAATCGACAAGCTGAAGCGTGAGGTCACGGAACTGAAGGCGGAAATCCATGACCGGCTGGAGGCACTGAAACACCTGATCGCCATCTATGACGCGATGGTGGAAGAGGAGACGAAAGCAAACGGGCCGAGTCCGCAGCGGTGATGATACTACGCGGATTCGACCCGTTTGTTGTGTCACGCATTCGCAGAAGAAGCGCTGGCCATCCGCTTCTTCTTGCGGTCGGAACGCCACGCGAAGAATGCGAGGACTGCGAGAATCAGCGCGATGACGCCCCAGACCGTCTGGTCATGGTACGGCGTCGTGGTGCCATCCATGATGCCGAAGATGCCAGCGAGCACAAGGCAGATGGCGGAGACCAATGGCACGCCGAATGCAAACGCGCCGCCGAGCAGGAAGAGGACTGCGACGAGCAGACCGACTGCGCCGCCTTGCTGCAGGCCCTGCGAATGCGTGATGGAGCCGCCTAAGCCCACAATGAGCGTCTGCAGGCCGACGATGACCATCAGGATGAGCGAGATGATGCCGACGGCAATCTTCATGGTTGTCTCACCACCTTTCCATCTTTGGTTCGTTTGCCCTCATCATACCGCGTGAAAGGAGGTGACGGAAGTGCCTGTCGAGATATTTGGGCGAAGACTCGGGTACAACGGCCCTGACCCGACGCTTGGCGCTCCGTTTGCCTCGCCGTACTATACGCCGCCATCTGCAGACGTGTCGGTCGTCGGACAGATGGGTCCCGGGAATCCAGGTACCGACTTCCCGCTTGGTGGTGAGCCGCGCCAGTGGGTCTATCGTGTGGGCTGGAACTTCCCGACGACGCCAGACAGCGACCGAGGCATCGACGGGAAGCTCCTGCGCATGCTCGCGGATGTGACGTTTCTCATCCGCCGCGCGATTGAGGTCCGCAAGGCGCAGCTTACCTCCCTTGAGTGGGACATCGTGCCGAGTCAGGTGGCGTTGCAGGACCCGACGCTCGGTACTACGCAACGGGAGCGCACGAAGAACCTGCAGAAGAAGTACGGTGCGCTCATCCAGGAGTTGCGCGAGTTTTTCGCGTATCCCGAAGCGTACTACACGACACGCGACGGGAAGACGTGGGAGCGGAGAGGCGAGGTCAGTTGGTCGGATTGGCTCAACGCCATCATCGAGGAGTACTACGTCGGTGACTGGGTGACCATCTGGCCGCAGAAGACGCTCGGCGGGAAACTCCTGGCGTTGCGTCGCGTGGACGGCGAGCACATCAAGGTGCTGATTGGCCTCGATGGGCGTATTCCCGCGCCTCCACTGCCTGCGTATCAGGTGTTCGCGTATGGTGCGCCACGCCTTACGTTCACGCAGGAAGAGTTGTACTACTGGCCGCGCAACGTGCGGAACATCACGCCATACGGATTTTCGCACGTGGAGCAGTGCATGGTTTTGATGCTCATGCTGCTCCGCTACGACCAGTTCAACCTTGCGATGTACAACGAATCGACGGTGCCCATTGGCATCCTGGAGACGCCGGAGAACTTGACGCCCGAGCAAATCCAGGACATCGCGGACTTCCTAAACGGCGCGGTTCGGTCGGTGGCGGACAAGATGCGCGTGTATCCTGTCCCGAACGGAACCAAGTGGCAACCCGTCAAGCCGTTCACGTTTGACCGCACGTTCGCGGACTACGTGATTGACCTCGCGTGTCTCGCGATGGGCGTGACGCGGCAGGAGATGGGCTTTGCGCCGTCAGGCCAGCACGGACTGGGCGGCAGTGGCCACGCCAACGCGCAAGAGGACCTGGAGTATCGTCGCGGCATCATCCCGCTCGCCAAGTGGATCGAGGAGAAGATGAACCGGGTTATCCGCGACCACTGGGGCACAAATCTGGTGGAGTTCCGGTTCACGGAGCTTGTGTCCGACAGCGTAGCGGAGAAGTACGAGGCGAACGACAAGGCCATCCGAAGCGGGCAGGTGAGCCTCGACCAGATTGTCGAGGAGCTCGGCGGTGAAGCACCGGGATGGGGGCACATGATCGAGACCAAGGCAGGCGTCATCCTGCCGGAGCAGAACCTGCTCATCACGGCCTCGGGTATCTACGAGATTAAACCTCCGGACCCGAACACGCCTCAGCCATCTGCGCCGCAATCGAATCCATCGCAACCACAGGGTCGGGAAGGCAGTGACGACGGCCACCAGGAAGACGACGCGGGCGACGAAGACGAGGAGCCGCACAAGGCTGAGAAGACGGCCAAGGCGACGCCGGTCTTTGGGACGCCGACAACCGAAGATGAGGACGACGAACGCCGCAAACATGAGGAAGAACTCATGGCGGCGTTTCTCGTGTTGATGCACCTGAAGCGTCAGGGGCTCCAAGACCGGACGTTCACGCGCTGGACGGACGTGAAGCGCGCGTTCTCGCTCACGGACGACGAGATTGCGGTGCTGGCCCAAGACATCGCGAAGGCCCGCGTGAAAGCCTATCTCGCGGCCTACGGCGTGTTGCCGGACAACGACTGGACGAGGGCACCCGAGCCCATCAAACGCGCCATGGAGCGTATGACGAAGATTGCGGTGGAGCGTGCGAAGGGCATCGCGGAGACGTGGCGCAAGGACCTTGAACAAGAGGTCGAGAAGTTGCGCAACCAAGGGCTCAAGCCAAGCGAGGTGACACAGGCCCTCATCGACTGGATAGAGGCTCGTGAGGGCTGGAAGGCCAAGGAAATCGGCATCACGGAGGTCACAGACGCCATGTCCGAAGCACAGAAGGACTGGGCGGCTGAGCATCCAGGCGAGACGGTCGACGGGCGCATGCGATGGGTGGCGGTCATGGACGAACACACTTGCGAGAAATGTGCAGCGCTCCACGGGCAAATTGTGGACCCAAGCGTGGTTAAGCCGCCGATGCACCCGCATTGCCGATGCACGTTAGTCCCGGTCGGGCGTAGTCGCTGAGACCGGGAAGGAGGTGAGGAGATGGCGGACGTAGCTGTTGCCAACGAAGCACAAGCGTTCGCGTATGCCGAAATCCTAAAGGCCGAGAAGCAGGAAGACGGGAGCCTTGTCATCTACGGCAGGCCGTCGAAGGAAGAACTCGACGTCGACCAGCAGATTGCCGACAAGGAATGGCTCAAGCAGGCGCTCCCTGGATGGTTCCAGTGGGGGAACATCCGCGAGATGCACGCGCCGTCTGCGGTTGGTGCCGCGGACAAACTGGAGTTCGACGAGAACGACGACCCGTGGATTCGCGCGAAAATCGTGGACCCCGTGGCCATCAAGAAGATTGAGTCGGGCGTGTACAAGGGCCTGTCCATCGGCATCAAGCGCCCCGTCATCAAGCGCGACCCGCAAGCTCCCGGAGGGCGAATCGTCGGCGGTGAAATCGTCGAAGTCAGCGTGGTGGATCGTCCCGCGGTGCCGAGCGCGAAGTTTGACGTGATGAAGAAGATGGCTGGCGGTGACGACGAATGGCTCGACTGTCAGACAGGATTCGTGCTCAAGGCCGCAACAGGCGGCGAGGGCGAAGAAGGCCCGTATGACGAGGACGGCAACCCCATTTTGCAGCCCGGCCATCCACGGGATGCGGATGAACCGCCTATTGAGGACCTGCTGAAAGAGGGCGACGAGCCCGTTGTGCTGACGCAGGACAGCCACAGCGTCACGGTGCAGGTGGGGCGGAAAATCTATCGCATGCCGTGGGACATGGACGAGGAAGGGAACATCATCATCGGCGACCCCGAGGATGTGACGCCGTGGGAAGACGCCCAGGAGGAGGTGAAGCAAGTGGAGGGCGATACGGAGAAGGCCGTGTGGTCGACGGAATACGTGAACGACCTGCCCGATTCGTCCTTTGCCTACATCGAGCCGGGTGGCAAAAAGGACGAGGAAGGTAAGACGACGCCGCGGTCGTTGCGCCACCTGCCGTACAAAGACAAGGACGGCAAGATTGACCCGGCGCATGTGCGAAACGCACTGGCCCGTCTCGACCAGACGGATATCTCGGACGAGGCGAAGGCCGAAGCACGCCGCAAGCTCATCGCTGCGGCGAAGGAGGTGGGCATTGAAGTGAGCGACGAGAAGAACAAGGAGACCGAAAAGGCGACAGGTCTCAACCTGGACGACCTCATCAAGGCGGCGGCAAGCGAGGCCGTGAAAGCCGCGATGGAGGCTGCCAACGGCCAAAAGGTCTTATGCCAGCAGTGCAAGAAGACGGTGACGCTGACCAAGAGCATCGACGGCACGGAGTTGCCGGGCGGTGTGCGCGTGAAGGGCGTTGCGGATTGCGGGCACACGGTGCACAAGTTCGTCAAGGACGAGCTCATCAAGGCCGACAAAACTGAAAAGAAGGGCGACAAGGAAGACGAAAAGAAGCCTGACGAGAAGTCGGAGGGCAAGGGCGACGAAAAGAAGCCGGAGATGAGCACCAAGCCGGATGAGGAGAAGGCCGCGCCTCCGCAAGATGAGCCCGTGAAGGAACCTGATGGGCGCGACGAGGACCCGGACAAGAAACGCCAGGACGACGAGATTGAAAAGCGCGTCCGAGCGGTCTTGGTCAAGATGGGCATCCTCAAGGACGCGAATCCCGAGGACACCGCTCGTGCGGAGTCGACGAGCCAGAAACTCATCCGTGACCTGCGCGACGCACACAAGGCGCTTGGCGACCGCATCGAGGAATGCGCCATGGCGCTTGGTGCAGATAGCGCAGGAAAGGCCGCGAATCCCGCTGGTGGGCCTTCTCGCGTCGAAGGGGCTGACCCGCGCGAGATGATTGCGGCGCTCAAGAAAGAGGTTCGCCGCCTCATGGCCATGATTGAGGACGGCGAGCGCGAGATGGGCCACAGCGACCGTGAGCCCACGAAGCCGAACCTCGGCGATGACCCGGTGCCACCGGCGAGCAAACCAAAGGGCGACGGTCACATTGACTTCACCGAAGGCGACTTAAAGGCCGTCGTCGCGGAAGTGGTGAAGTCCATGGTGGCGGACAACGTCAAGGCGGCCGGTGCCACGACATCGATGGACCCGGTGGACCTCGGCAAGGCCGTGGGTGAGGTTGTGAAAGGCGTGCTCGAACCGCTTGTCGAGCGCCTGAACCGTGTGGAGCACATGGCGCAACCGAACCCGTTTGTGTTCGAGGCCGAGAAGTTCTTCGCTATGAATGGGGACGCCACGTCATCGCGTGCGGACGCATTGAAGGCCGTGCGTGAGGAGATGCAAAAGCTCAATCCCAAGGACCAAGAGCGCGTGTTGGCTGCGGCCATCGCAAAAGCTCGCGGTTGGGCTTGAGCGAATCGACATCATCACCGCTGAGACCACTCCTGAGAGGCACATGACGCCTGGACGTGGTGCGGGTAGACGCCTTGCAAGCTAGGAATCTATCCACACTACGAAAGGGGAATCCATCATGCCATACACACCGTATGGTAGCCTTGGCGCGGAAATGCAAGAGGTAGTTGCCGCGCTGCGAGGCTTTTTCGCCACGAATCCGCAACCCTCGAATCTCGACAAGGACGTTCTCGCTGACCTGAAGAAGTTCGGCATCTCGTCTGGGATGCAGCCTTACGACCTGGCGGAGTACGCGGTCTTTCTGCAGCCGACGTTCTCGCCGCTGCGCAACCGAATTCCGCGTCTGCGCCGTCGGGGCAAGAACTTCCAAGCCAAAGCCGTGACGAACGTAGACACGAACAACGTCTCGGGCATCGCGCAGGAAGGCCAGTTGGCACCCGCCATCGCGACGCAGTTCGCGGACGTTACGACCTACTTCACCTCGTATGGCGCGTCCAGCGACCCGGTGACGATGGAGCAGTTGTTCGCGGGCGAAGGCCCGTCGGGTGACTTCAACATCGACTCGCGCGCGGTCGCGGTCGCGAACCTGCTGAAGGCCGTGTTCATCAAGGAGGAGAGGTTGTTCCTCGGCGGTGTCGGCTCGCAGCAACAGGTGTATACCGTCAACAACGCGCCGGTGAACGGCATCACGCTGACCATCGGCGGTGCGATGGGCAACGCACCTGCTGGCGGCACGCTCACGGCGAGCACCACAGGCGGTAGCATCCCGGCATCGACGACGGTGTACGGCGTGTACACGGCGGTGACGGCGTTCGCGATTCCGACGGGGATGCCAACGAACCAGGGCGTCATCCAGTATGGAAAGACGACCGCTGGCCAGTCGCTCCCGAATACGTCGCCTCTTAGCGTCACCACGGCTTCGACTGGCGGCACGAACAGCGTGGTCTTCACGCCGCCTGCGTACAGCGGTCCTGTTCCGGTTATCGCGTGGGCGTTGTACCTCGGCACGAGCGCAAGCGGGCCGTTCTACTTCGCTGGTGCGACTACGGGTGCACCGCTCACGGTGACGAGCCTCCCGACGAGCGGACAGCAGCCGCCGACGACGGACAACAGCGCGTCGGTCGGGTCGGGTCCGAACGGCCTCAATGGTTCGTTCAACGGCATCCTGGCCTGGATTTTTGCGCAGGGTTCGGGCGCGACCATTCAGCAGGTGAATGGTGCGCTGACGCTGAACGCGGTGAATACGGCTTTCTCGAATGCGTTCACCAACGCATTCGCGAACCCGGACCACCTGTACTGCTCGGCGCACGACATCCAGACGCTCACGAACCTGCTCATCGGCAACAACACGGGCCAGCCGTACTGGTTCGCGGCCAACCAGGGCGATGCACAGGGCCAGATGGTTGCGAACTTCCGCGTGAGCCGGTATCTGAACCCGGTCACGTCGAAGATTATCCCGGTTGACGTGCATGCGTACCTGCCGCAGGGCACGATGATTGCCCTCACGGAGCAGTTGCCTGACTGGTACGTGGGCAACAACGTGCCGGACGTGATGGTCTGGGTCGGCTCGATGGACTACCTGGAGATTGACTACCAGCCCATCTCGACGAACCCGACGTGGATTTCCGAGATTCGCTGCTTCGGCGCGCTCCACAACTTCCTGCCGTCGCAGCATCTCGCCATCACGGGTATCTCGGCGTAATCGCATAGCCTAAGAAGCGCAAAGGAGACGCCTTGGCACATGGTTGCTAGGGCGTCTCTCTTTTTTGCGCATGTGACACGGGAGGGATACGACGATGGGCCATCATCCGATGGAACCTGTGCAGCTTGCCATCGAGGACAAAAACTGTTGGGGCGTCACGTCGGCCGACGGGAGGGTGCGGTACGACGCGAAGGACCACATCGTCGAGGTTCCGCGCGCGGAGGCCGAGAAACTGCTTGGAACAGGCCATCCGATGATTTCGACGTACCGCAAGTACTGGGGCGGCGTGAACATGAAGGAACTTGAGGAACGCGCAAAAGAGTGGGAAAGGAAGCGTGAATCATGGCCTACTACAAGCACCCGGTAATCGACGGCGACGGTGAGATGAGCATCACCATGCCGGACGGCACGGTGAAGACGGTGCCCATCATCGAGGGTGTCGTGGACTGGCCGGACGGCGTGCCTGTGCATAATCGGTTCGAGCCTTGCGCGGAGCCGGAAGCCATGCGCGAACTCAAGCGCAGGCAGAAGGAAGAGGAGTTGCGCAGGCTGGCCGAGGAACTGGGCGTGACCATTCAATTCAACGCGCCATCAGAAAAGGCTGCCGAGACGACCTCGGAGACCAAACCGACGACGAAGGGTCGTGCGAGCGCGAAGGCGGCTGAGTGACTATGCGCCTGTATACGACCGCACAGGAGTTCATGGCGCATCCGACGGGCGTGAACATCACGACGATTGTCCCGACGGGGAACGCCTCGCAGGACACGTCGGAGCTTACGCTGCTCATCCAGATGGCGTCCTCGGCTATCGACCAGTGGTGCTTCCAGCCGCTCTATGCGCATCAGAGGACGGAGACGAGGCTGGCGCGGCCCAATCAAATGGGGCTTGAGGTGCGTCTAAGTCACTTCCCGGTTCAGCAGGTTGTGTCGGCGCAGTGGCGGCAAACGGCACTGGATACGTGGCACACCATCACCTGCCTGATGACCTGTCGCAGCTTGGCACAGGTCACAAGACTCACGACTGTTGGGGCGTCACGTCGGCCGACGTCATACCGCACCACGACGCGAACCACCACATCGCCCAGGTTCCGTTTGTCCTCGATGACAAACTGCTTGGAATCCATCATCCGATGA